AGTTTGACTCGTAGGGCATCACAAACAGCTTAACAGACAGGTCTATGCCCCCTGATTTTGCACTTACTGTTGAGCTAATCCTTGTGCAAGAGGTGATTCTTCATGGGTACTACTACCTTCTCCGGTCCTATCAAAGCCGGAACAATCAAAGACACTACTGGAACTACTGTTGGTACAAATAAGGCCAATGTTGGTTTTGTTTTGATGGCCCAGAGTGGCAATGTTGTTTTTGGTGCTAACGGTTCAACCACTGTTGTTGCAACCCTCCCTGCTAACAGCCAAATTTACCAGATTGCAGTCGATGTTACGACCGCGTTTGATGCTGGCACAACTAACACTCTTGATGTTGGAGATGGCACGACTGCTGACAAATATGCAGACGCATTGGCGGCAGGTGCTCAAGCAAGAGTGCTGGCTACTTCTGATGTGAGCCAGATTGGTAATTTAGTGGATATTGGTACGTCTGATGTCGATGTTACAGTCACATACAACCAGACAGGCACAGCCGCAACTGCTGGAGCCGCCACGGTTACTGTCTTATATCTTCAAGATAGGAACCTTTCTTAATTAGGGGGTTGATATGGCTGGTTCTGATGTAAAAGCTAAACGGCTAACGAGCACTGGTTCTGCGGGAGTAGGTCCGGCTCGTATACGCCAAATACAGGTTTTAACGGACGCTGTCGGAGCCGGTCGTCTTACTGTTACCGACGGTAACGGTGGAGCTACCGCTTTAGACATTGATTTTAAGAGTGACGACTCTCATTCGGTTAACATCCCGGATGAGGGTATCCGTGTGTCTGATATATATGTTTCGGTAGAAACAAATATCACGGCAATGACTGTTTTTTATAGTTAACGGGGTCCTTCTTTTGGCTAATACAAAGTCTGTAAAAAGAACCCCTTCCGGCAGGCTAATCTACCGAGGGGAGACATTTGCCGGATACAACAAGCCTAAACGCACACCCAATGGCCCAAAAAAGTCAGCGGTGTTGGCTAAAAAAGGTGATGAGGTCAAGTTAGTTCGTTTTGGCGATCCTAACATGACTATTAAAAAGAATATTCCGGGAAGACGGTCTAACTTCCGCGCTCGCCACAATTGTGACACCGCAAAAGATAAGTTTTCTGCGCGGTATTGGTCGTGTAAAGCGTGGTAACCGGAGTAGCAATGGCTAAGACAGTACACGAGCTTGAAGTTGAGTTCACGGAAATGCGTACAACTCAAAAGCACATCTACAGCAAGGTGGAAGAGCTACATACCGACATGCGGGATGTCAAAAAAGCCTTGTTTCAAGCTAAATGGGTTTTAGTTGGTGCGGTAGTTTTTGGTGGTGTAGTTAATAGCGACACACTTTTGCAAATACTCAAGGGTTTAGGTTAGTGCCTATAACACGCGGACAAGAAACCAAGCAGGTGACTACGATGGCAAGAGGTCTGTACGACAACATAAACGCTCGTAAAAAGGCAGGGACTTCCCGCTCTAAAAGCGAGTCAACTATCTCTCCGGCAGCATATAAGAATATGCAAGAGGGTTTTCCTATGAAAGATCGTAAAAAGAAAATGGGTGGTGGTTCAATGATGGAGTCACCCCGCAAAGCTATGGCAATGGGTGGTTACGGCGAAACAACCAAGCGTAAAAAGATGCGCTACGGTGGCGATGCCGGTAGCAAAATGGTCAAAGGGCCATGCTCATAAGGAATAAATGATGGCTGTTTCTGGTTCAAAAGATTTTGAGCTTGACGTTGCCGAATACGTTGAGGAGGCCTTCGAGCGTTGTGGGATAGAAGCCCGTACCGGCTACGACCTAAAAACCGCTCGGCGGTCTCTCAATTTGATGTTGGCAGACTGGGCAAATAGAGGACTTAATCGGTGGACGATTGAGCAGACTTCGGTGAGCTTAGTTCAAGGAACTGCTTCTTACAGTTTAGGTGCCGATACCATAGACATTTTGTCTGCCGTAGTGCGAACTAACGTGGGATCAAGTAATCAACAGGACATCAGTATTTCACGGGTGAGTAGGCAAGAGTTTTTGAATATCCCGTCTAAAAATACTCAGGCACGACCTACCGAGTTTTATGTGGATAGACAAATAGACCCTAATGTGAATGTATGGCCTACACCAGACCAAGCGTACACTCTGGTGTTTGATAGGTTAGTTCGTATAGACGATGCAGATACGCAACAGAATACGTTAGAAATGCCGTTCAGGTTTTACCCCTGTTTGGCAGCGGGTTTGGCCTACTATATTAGTTTAAAAAAAGCACCCGACCGCACCCAGTTTTTAAAAGCTATTTACGAAGAAGAGTTTGAAAGAGCGGCAAGTGAAGACCGCGACCGAGCTAATTTAAAGCTCACACCGAATAAAGATTATTACGGGGTGTACTAATGACGTATGCCATTGGGATACAGTCGTTAGCTATTTGCGACCGGTGTGGGCAACAGTATCCTTATTTAAGTATGCAGGTGGAGTGGACAGGGTTTAAGGTTTGTCAAGAGTGTTTTGAGCCAAAACACCCTCAGCTAGAACCTATCACTAAACCGGCTGACCCACAAGCGTTGCATAATCCTAGAACAGATAGGGTGGAGCCTTACAATGTGTATGTGGGTATCCCCGTTGTAGAAAATGAGTCGCTCGGCCCTGTTACCGGTGTCGGGTGTGTTGGTTGGGTAACGGTGGTTACGTCATGAGTTTTACTTACGGTGAGTTAAAGCAAGCGATACAAGACTATACCCAAAACACGGAGACTAGTTTTGTCAACAACCTGCCTATATTTATACGGGCAGCGGAGGAGCGCATACTCAAAAACGTGCAGCTTACGTTTTTCCGCAGGAATGCTACCGCCAACACTACGGCGAGCAACCAGTATCTGGTTTGCCCGAGCGATTTTTTAGCTCCTTTTTCTTTGTCCTATACAGATGGTAGTGGCAACAAAGTGTTTTTGGACTACAAAGATGTTAACTATGTTCAAGAATATAGCCCTGATGCTACAGCCACGGGTGACCCTAAGTATTATGCGTTGTTTGACACAGACTACTTTATTGTTAGCCCAACCCCTAGTGATAGTTTTACTGTGGAGCTGCATTATTTTTACCGCCCTGACAGCCTTACTTCTGGTGCAGATAGTGCATCTACTTGGCTCAGTGAAAACGCAGAGCTGGCAATGTTGTATGGGTCTCTCATCGAAGCGTACACTTACATGAAAGGTGAGCCAAATCTTATGCAGAACTACGACAAACGCTTCATGGAAGCAGTCGTAGCTCTCAAGAACTTTGGTGAAGCCAAAGAAATCACTGACGCTTACCGAACTGGTTTGGTTAGGAGACCTGCCGTATCTTAAGGATACGGGCAAATTAAATAGCGTTTATTAAGAGGAAACACAAATGGCTATTACACAAGCGATGGCAACATCATTCAAAGTTGGTATTCTTGACGGAACATTCGACTTTAGCAGTGGTACAGCACAAGTATTTAAGATTGCGCTGTTTACTTCGTCAGCTACGTTGGATGCGACTACAACTGCGTATTCTGTGACTAATGAAGTGTCAGGCACGGGCTATGTAGCAGGAGGCAACACCCTGACTATTTCTGCAAACCCTGCGTCTAGTGGTACCACAGCGTTCTTGGACTTTGCAGATACTACATGGTCTACAGCGACTATTACTGCTCGTGGTGCTTTGATCTATTTGGCTGACGGCGTCACGGACCCTGCCGTTGCTGTAATTGATTTTGGTGCAGACAAGACATCTACCGCAGGTGACTTTACTATCGTCTTCCCTGCGGCTGACGCAACTAATGCGATTATTAGGATCGCCTAATGGTTGATGTTGTTGTCCCTATAACCGGATGGGGCTACGACCCTTGGGGCACTGACGGGTGGGAATCTGACCCGTCTATCCCTTTTGCTACGGGCTCGGTTGGCTCAGTAGGGGTGAGTGGTGGGGCAACAGTCAGCATAACAGGTGTTGCGGGTAGCACTGGGTTAGGTACAGCTACAGCGGCAGCTACAGCTACTATCTACGCGGCAGGTGTACAAGGTACGGGTATAGCTAACTATGCCGTATGGGACACCACTGTTTATTTAGATGGTTGGGGTCGCGCAGGTTGGGGTGAGCAAGCCTTTGGTGAAGGTAGTCTATCCGTTGTTGGAACAACAGCCCTAGGGACCAGTACCGTCAGCATTGCGATGCAGATAAATGTTACTGGGTTCCAAGGTACGACAGCCCTAGGTAATGCTGTAGCCACTGCGGACTCGAATGTCACCGTTACGGGGGTGCAAGGCACAACAGCCCTAGGTAGCGTGATTGCTACGGGTACGGCGGTGCATATACCCAACGGGGTGCAAGGTACCGGAGCGGTAGGTAACGCTAACGTACAAGAAGGCCATACCGAGTTCCCTGTGGGGGTGCAAGGTACCGGAGCGGTAGGCACTACTGCTGTCACAGCTGATGCCATCGTGAATGTAACAGGTGTTACGGGAACTTCTGGTTTAGGTAATGCAACCGTCTATTTGCAGATACGAGTAGAGGTTACAGGCGTACAAGGTACGACAGCCCTAGGTATAGAAACAGTAACCGCCGATGCAAATGTATACCCCACTGGCGTGAGTGCCACTGGAGCGGTAGGTAACGTGGTAGTTTGGGGGGAAATAATCCCCACACAATCAACAATATGGGTGGAGATAGCCGCATGATCAAATTAAACGAAGCTAAAAACGTAGGCGATGCAATTGTTGTAAAGCATCAAATAGAAGTGTTTTGTGCAAACTGTGGCTATGACCTAGATGAAGCTGAAATCAGTGCAAACACTTGTTCTGACTGCGGCGAAGTTTTAAACTTAAAACAAAATGTAAAGCTCTATGCGACGAGCATTCCTGCCGCGCAAGGTGATGCGTCACTCTGATATCTTGGAGATATAAATGGCTACTTATGACAATGATCTTAGACTGAAAGAGATCGCAACAGGCGACGAGTCGGGTACTTGGGGCACTAGCACCAATACCAACTTAGAGTTGATTTCTGATGCTTTTGGCTACGGCACAAAAGCGATGGCTGCTGACTCAGATGAGACGTTTACCATCCCTGATTTCAGTGCTGATCCTACCAGAGGAATGTTTTTAAAAATAACTTCGGGGGTTAGCTTAACGGCTACAAGAGTAATTACTCTCGGACCGAATACTGTTAGTAAAATATGGGTTATCGACAACGCTACTACTGGCGGCCAGATCATTACGATCAAGCAGGGTTCAGGCGCTACGGTAAACATTGCCAATGGCGATAAAGCTATGGTCGTTACCGATGGTGCCGGTGCGGGTGCAGCGGTGTTTAATGCTAACCCTTCAGGAACAACTGGTACGGTGACAAGTGTAAGTGGCACTGGTACGGTTAGTGGCCTTACTCTCACGGGCACCGTCACTAGCTCTGGTAACCTTACACTGGGTGGCACGTTAGACGCCATAAACTTGGCTTCTGGCGTCACAGGAACACTCCCTGTTGGAAACGGCGGAACTGGGGCAACCACTCTAACGGGTGTGCTTAAAGGAAACGGGACTGGCGCAGTTACCGCTAGTGATGTGGACTTAACCAGTGAAGTAACCGGTGTTTTGCCCAACGCTAATGGCGGCACAGGCCAGTCCACTTACGCTCAAGGAGACTTGCTGTACGCAAGTGCTGCGGATACTTTAGCTAAACTTACACTGGGTTCAGCAAACCAAAACCTAAAAGTTAACTCTGGTGGGACTCAGCTAGAGTGGGCAGATGCCGGCGGTGGCGCGGAGCTGCAAGAGTTTACTAGCTCTGGTACTTGGACAAAACCCGCCACAGCCAACTTTGTTAAAGTAGAGGTCTGGGGTGGGGGAGGAGGTGGAGAAGGAGGCACATACACTCCTTCTCCTTCTAGTGGCGGAGGAGACGGTGGCGGTGGTGGTGGATACGCTACCCGAATGTTTAAAGCTAGTGATCTCGGTGCTACAGCTCCAGTAACTATAGGTGCCGCAGGTAGTCCGGGACCTAAAGCCTCCAGTACCTCAAGCACTTATGGTGGTAGTGCCGGAGCTAGTTACTTTGGCGGTGCAGGGGCACCTTACTCTGGCTACGTTGTTTCAGCCGGTGGTGGTGGCGGTGGTGGGGAAGCCCCCCCTTCTCCCGGATGGCGTCCCGGACTTGGTGGTGTGGGTGGTTTTTATGACAGCGGTGAAATGAACAACCAAGACAGGGGTGCTACCGAATTTTATGAAACAAGTAGTCCGGGAGATGGGCCAAGAAAAATATGGAACGGTGTAATCCAAGCATATAACTCACCCTATCCCGGAAATAACTCACCAAGATGGAGTTTTTACGGTGGCGGTTCTACAGGGGGTGTATCGCCTCCTGGAAAAGTTGCTTATGACGGCTGGGGTTCTGTTTACGGTGGCGGCGGTGGCGGTAGAGGCGGTGTAGGAAACAGCAACGGCGGCGCAGCGGGTGATGGTGCCGGTAGTGACGGCGGTTCTAACTTGGCTGTAACATCCGGTGGCGGTGCAGGTGGCGCATACAACACTGGCAATCCGGGAGGTTCGGGAGACGCTAACGGTAAGGGAGGGGGAGGTGGCTCTGGTTACCAACCCGGAACCGGAATAGGTAACGGGGGCACAGGTGGTCGCTACTCCGGCGGTGGCGGCGGTGGCGGCGGGTCCACAAGTAACGCGGGAAATGGTGGTGCCGGTGGTGCCGGTCTTGTCCGCGTATATACATGGTAGGGGAAAGTTATGTCTAATACATTAAACTATGCTGTCGTCAATACTTTGAACGTAGTCACCAATATTGTTGTGGGTACCGAAGAGTTTGCAGTGCAGTATCAAATAGAAAACCCTACGCTAAGACTTGTAATCATACCTGAATACAACGAACTAGACCCTAGCACCCATGTTATAGTAGAACAAGGATGCCTTCACGATGGGCTTGCGTTTCAAAGAGGTCCGAGACAACTTGACGAAGAGAAAAAGGAGTTAAAGCGAAAAGCGTATGACGCTTTTATGGCGTCTAATTTATTTGTCCAAATTGATTTGTGGGAAAACTATACTGCTGAGCAAAAAGCGGCGTGGACAACCTATAGAGCAACATTGAGAAATATAGATGCAATAGTAGATGCTGAGGGCTTTGATATCGATACATACACATTGCCTTCTGCCCCTATATAAGAGATCATAAAGCTCCTTAAACTGGCTTACGGAGCTTTACTCTATGTGGGGTTTGACAGAAGATATTTTTCAAGACAATGTGAATGAGTATGCTTATGCAGACAAGTTGTTTGATGACGATGAAATCAAACAAATAATTGCTTTAGCTGCAAAACTGAAATCCGAACCTGCCAAAATTAGAGATCAAGATGAGAGCCAACCAGAAATAAGATACGGCGATGTTAAGTGGATAGAGGCTTCAGATGAAGCGGCTTTTATCTACAAACGCCTAGTTGATTTTGTTCTTTATGCTAATAAAGAATGGTTTAATTTTGACATTGTTGGCTTTTTAGAGCCACTACAGTTTACGATCTACGAAGGCGAAGGCCGTAAATTTTTACCTCACATAGACAAAACATACAAAAGTGTTACTCGTAAACTTTCTCTTGTTGTTCAACTTTCCGACCCAGAAGATTATGAAGGTGGGGATTTGCAAATAATAAACTGCGGAAAGCCACACGTCTTCCCAAAAAAGAAAGGCCATTGTGCAATTTTCCCCAGTTATGTTCTTCACGAAGTTACCCCCATTGTCAAAGGGAACCGCTACACTCTCGTTGCTTGGGTAGGAGGCCCGTCTTTCAAATGAGTTTAACAAAAGAATTAAAAGAGGAGAGGGAAGAGTTCCATCTTTATGGAGCTACAGTGATAAAAAATATTGTTTCTAAAGATTTGTGTGAGTTTTTGTATTCTTATTTATGCATGCAAAAAGAGCTAAAACAGCTACAGAACTCTTTTTTTGATTTAGGTGACGATCAAGTACCAGATGCTCAAGTTTGTGTTACAAAAGACGCTTGTCTAGAGAGCATATATTCTCCTGTGTTACCTATTATGGAAAAAGTCACCGGTCAAGGACTTTTCCCTACTTATTGTTATGCTAGAATTTACCAAAAAGGGAATATTTTACATAAGCACACCGACAGAGAATCTTGTGAAGTTTCTTTATCTCTAAAACTTTTTGAATCTAATGACCAAGAGTATAATTGGCCTATTTGGGCCGGTGGAAAATGTTTTCATCTCGAGCAGGGCGATGCATTGCTTTATAAAGGTTGCGACATCCCTCACTGGAGAGAAAAATGTGAAGGCGGGGAGCAGTATGCTTTAGGGCAACTTTTTGTACACTCCGTAAGAAAAAAGGGAAGATATGCAAATTTCGCTTACGACAAAGACGACGTAAGAAAACGTATATTGGCTAAAACTGTAAAGGGTTATTAAGGTGGAGAGCTGTGAAAAAGTTATTACTAGCTGTGTTTTTCATAGCCCTCCCTGTTTATGCGCAGGACACCACAACTAATATAAACACCACTGCGACTAGCAACGCAGTGTCCACTTCTACGTCTACAAATACCAATAATAACAATAATGTAAACGCGACCACTTACACTGGAACGTCTACAAACAGCAATACCAACACGAATAACAATACTAACGTCAGCACTTCTACATCTACTAATACAAACAACAACACTAATACCAATACAAACACCAATACAAACACCACCAATTCTACTAATACGAACACGAACATCAATACCAACACTTCGGTTAGTAACTCTGCTAGCGTTAATCAAAATACAAACAACAGCACTAGCGTTAATCAAAATACAAACAACAGCACTAGCGTTAATAAAAACACAAACAACAACACTAGCGTTAACACCTCAACTTCTGAGAGCACTAGCTTTCAAACAACAAATTCTGTGTCCGATATTACGGCTATTAATCAGAACAGCAACATCAATACTAACAGTAGCACTAGCGACTCTAGCCAACGAGTAACACAAAAAATTGAGTCACCTCCACCCAGTGCCATAGCCCCATCTATCGGGGCTTCTTATTCGCAGGACTTATGTACTACAGGCATCTCCGGTGCAGTGCAGACACAGATTCTGGGGTTTTCTGCGGGAAAATCTGTTCGTGACACTAATTGTGAGCGAATCAAGTTGTCTAAGACAATGTACGATATGGGTATGCGCGTAGCTGCTGTCTCCTTAATGTGCCAAGACTACCGCGTGTGGTCCAGTATGATGAGTGCAGGCACTCCTTGTCCTTACGACGGCAAGATAGGTGATGAGGCCAAGGCTTTGTGGGAAGCTAACCCAGATCAAATACCTGAACCAGACAAGAGGCTTAAGTGAGAATACTAGCTTTCCTTATGGTCTTATTAACGACCTCAGCTATTGGTAGCGAGCTTGATCCCGCAGGTATGACGCAGGTAATGAACGGCGTGGATGACTCTGCTTATCACGTTCAGCTAGCACACAACTTCCCGCATTTAGACAAAGTATTTACGGATGCGTGGATGTCCACTAATGGATTCATTCTACTTTGGTCACCCACTAATAATCTTGGAGTTCAAAACTCGCCTTTTTACGGTCATTGTTGTGATGGCTACAACTTTAGCGCAGGTACACCTAACTATTTAGACAACGTGGTAGGGCAGTTCAGCTATATGCTTGCTCCGCTATGGACGGACTTAGATGATACCAATGCCTTGAAGGATGACGGATATTACTATTACACCGATACTGATAGGTCTCGTTTTCTATGGTACAAGGTAACCGAATACGGCAGGCCTGACGCATTAAATACCTTTCAAATTAATATAGATAAATCAGGCGGCTTTGAATATATCTATGACGATGTGGCTATAGACAGCCACCAAGTCTTTATCGGTTGGACAGGAGATACTGCTAACGATCCGTATTGGCACACACAGCAGTTTTATGGCGATAAGTTCACTATGGACCCAAACGCAACGGGTCAGCTTATATCTAGCTATGGCGGGGACTTGGCAACAAACGAGTACAGCAATGGGAACTTTGGGTTAGTTGGTCGAGCAGATTGCACAAACCCATTAAATAATTCAACTTGCGATGGCTATTGGGACGCAGTAGCGGAGTCCAGTGTTACAAACCAATACACTGATAATGTCTTCGGGGATGAAGTAGAGGATTACTTCTTTACTGACAACCAAGACCGTCAAGGTCAGAACCCGCCACCGCCACCACCACCGTACCAAGATACGCAGCAAGAACGAGAAATGTTTGGCTTAGCCCCTAGCGCAAATGAGCCACCAACGGGAGAGCCTAGTCGGCCTGACCAACAACGGCAGCAAGAACGGCAGCAACAACGGCAGCAAGAGCCAGAAATGAACGGAGAGCTTGAGCAAATTGACAGGTCCCAGCCTGTTGAGCGTGTTGAACCACCTATTGAAATAATAGAAGAGCCTATTGATGCTGTTCGTGAACCTACACCTGAGCGTAGACCTAATCTTGCAGTGATGCGAGAAGAGCCTGCCCTACAACCTGTTGAGGTTGAGCGTGTTGAGAGGGAAGAGCGAGTAGAAATTTTGCGTGAGCCGGAAGCCGAGAGAGAAACAGAAAAGGTAGTAGAGCGTGAAGTAATCAGGCCAGCCGTTGATGTTGTAGGTATAGCCCTAAGCACTGTCGGTCAGCCAACTTACCGAAGCAGCTCAACAAGTTCGCAGCGATCTCAGATGACTTTTCAAGAACAACAAGAGTTTTCACCGACTACTGACGTGTATGATGTCCAAATCCAAACCACGCAAGCTGTAGCTCAACAAGCGCAGCAGCAAGAAACCAACACAATAACTACTTCAGACGCACTGGCTCCCGCGTCACAAATGCAGTTTGAAAGCGATTTTAATGACGCTATAGCCACAGGTCAGAGCGTAGGACAGTTTCTAAGCGCACAGCTCCCAGACTTTAGTCGCTTTGACGTAGCGCCTCCAAGTCAGGATGAGCAACGCACAGTTCAAAGAGCAGAAACTCAAATACAGACAATGAGTCAACAGGCAGTACAACAAAATACCGAAGCGCAATTAGAAGAAGTTCAGGACGCTGGAGGGTTTGTAGATCAAAGCCTAACAGTGCTTTTAATATCAAATAACCCAGAGTTCAATCAGTACAGCCAAGCGCAGCTAGCAGACAAACAGTTTTACCAAAATAAGGTAATATACGCAGGTAATCGCACAATAGACAGGCCGCTAATTCTCAGGTCTGGGAGCAATACATATAACGCTATGGTGGATGAACAATGGCAGAGATAGAGCTCGGTGATTTAAAACTTTCCGGCGGAAAGTTACTCATTGTTATCCCGTTTTTGGGCACCGTCGCCGGATTGATGTGGGGTGGTTTTGAGATGTACCAACGCCTGCTCGACGCAGAGGAAGCCTTGGTGTCTTATGTTTCGCCTGACTTTTCTTACTACGAGGAGTCTTTGTCTGTATTAGATACTAAAATAGTTGCAGCCGAGCGAGTAGTAGATACACTAGAGGAAAGCATCCAAAGCGAAATACGACAACTCAGCGAGCAAATAGACCGCCTACAAAACGACATCGACTCCACCGAGGACATTGCCCGTGGTGCAGACGATACTGTAGCCGAGGCAACACGCGAACTCCGCGACGATGTCTACGAGTTAGAAGAGCGAGTTAATGATAGTATCCGCGAAATCGATGCCGAACTCCGTACTATGCGTAAAGAATTAGAAGACCGAATACAAAGAATATTAGACAACCCACTCAATATAGATGAATAACTGGGGTAAGAGATGCCATTGACCAAATTGCAGTTCCGTCCCGGAGTTAACAGAGACACCACCTCTTACGCCAACGAAGGCGGTTGGTTCGACAGCGATAAGATACGTTTTAGGCTTGGCTTTCCAGAAAAAATTGGCGGTTGGGTACGCAAATCCGTTTACAGTTTTTTAGGTGTTTGTCGTTCTATCCATACATGGGTTAATTTGGATGGTACTGTACTCACTGGCGTAGGTACAAGAGTAAAATTCTATATAGACCAAGGTGGCTTTTTTTGGGATATTACACCTATTAGGGCGACAACCACAGCAGGGGAAGTGACTTTTGCAGCGGTAGACGGTTCGGCTACTATTACAATAACCGATGTGGGTCATAGTGCAGCTACGGGAGACTTTGTTACCTTTAGTGGGGCAGTTAGTTTAGGTGGTGTCATTACAGCAGATGTTCTTAACCAAGAGTACCAAGTTACTGTAATTAACGGTAATAGTTATTCCATCACTGCTAGAGCCGCA